GCTACCGACTGGGTAGAGATTCAGGGTTGCCGAAACGGTACGACCCCGCTCTTACCCGTAGGCTTGACCGCATGGCTCCCGTCGCTCGGAGATCGTACCGGTGGTACGTGGACGACTTACATCGGAACCGCTTTCTATGGCGTTGACCGGTCTGTGTTCCCGGATCGCCTCGCTGGTAACTATATCAGGCGCGTAACCGGTACAGAAAAGTTCTGCGATTGCGTGGTTCGTGCCGTCAAGGCTGTTCGAAATGCCGGCGGTAATCCGACTTGGTTGGTAATCAACCCGGACGATTACGCGTCTATCATGACCGAAATGAACACACAGACAACGTACTTTCAGGACACCTCGAACTCTGCCAAGGACAAGGTCAACGAAATCGCACGTGGTGTTAATGACACAAAATATATGTTCTCGACTTCATATGTCGATAAAGTATATGATGATCCCTACTGCCCGCGTTTCACTGCATTCATTATCGATGAGGAGTCGATTGAGTTTGCAATGCTCACGAACGGAGATACTCCAGTCAATGATGGTATCACAGGGGTACAGCCCGGAAGTCAGCCGATTAACGGCGTAAGCACTCCCGACATGAAGTCCAACGCTTATGGATTCATCATTGATGACTATGTGACTATCCAGCCAGGCTCGCTCGCTGCCGGTGGTCCAGTGCTTCAAGTTATTCTGCAACTGTACGGTACTTTCGCAATACGCGGACCCGGACATAACGCAGTTATCAACTTCGTACAGGCAGCCCTGTAATAGACAAGTTATACATATGACTTGGGCGCATCCCTTAAACGGGGTGCGCTTTTTTTATTTTGTAATATTTTTATAAAATCGGGTTCAAAGTGAGACTATATATATAGACGGAGAAAACAATATGACCGCTTCGCAATTGATTAAGCGTGCTAGATCGCTTGCCGATGTACCAAACAGCCTATTTGTCACACACGATGATGAAGTTAACTCTTTGTCAGAGTCATGGAAGGACATTTATGCTAAAATTACCGACAGTTCCGATGATTATTTCATCACAGAAGTTATACTTGACACCTCAACAGCGACAAAACTAGGCGATAATGAGTGGGAATTGACCATGCCCTCCGACGTTTACAAGATCCGTTTTGTTGATTGGAAGAACTCCGGGCGCTGGGAAAACATGACAAAGTTTAACACTAACAACCGGAACAAGATATACGGACAGCCTCAATACAGATTCAGGGGTGCAAAACTTTGGCTTATCGGTAATTCCCTGCCGGCGCAAATCAGGATTGATTATTACCCGCCTCCGATAAAACCAACAGTACCAGAAAACTCATGGGAATACTTTCTTACAACGCCTCCATATACCGTGTCAGCAAATGTGGCCAGCCCTCAATACTTTTCAGTTCCAAACCAAAACTTGACGGATAATACAGATTATCTTTTATATATTTACGGGGGAACTTCAATCAGGCTCGAAAGCGCAATGCTTGCGACATCTTCAACGCTTTACACTTCAACAGGATTGACCAACGTACTTTATCATACGGGGTATATTTACTGGCTCGAAGGTACGGACCTTTGCAGGAGCTCGACGGAATTGACCGGAACGCTTACGAAAGTTGTTCTGGTTTCAAGCGTACAAAACTTTAATATCTCCGGGGAAAACCTTTACTACTATAACGGAACTAATACTTTCAAGGCAAATCTTGACGGTACAAGTCCGTCGGTATTTATTACTGGGTTTTCAAAGTATGTTACGATAATCGGGGCAGATACATATTATCTGAATACAACAATATTTAAGAATAGCGTATCAACAGGAACGGCCGCGGTCAGTATAACAACCGACGGGGTAGAATTATTTTACCTTACTGCGCTTGGAGTTCTTTATAAAGATGTTGATATATTTGCAACCGGTCTTTTATATGCCGGACAGATTCAAGATAATTTCATAAGCATTATTGATTCAAAATGGAATATAAATGCAATCAGCGTATTTACTGACACTGACTTTGTTTACCCGGTGAACGAAGCGAACGAAATAATGTCGTATCAGTGCGCTATTGATTTTAGACGCAAGCAGAATGGGGACATTACATTGCTTGCAGCGCGTATAAGTGAAATTGAGAATAGACTTTTATCCGTACTCATGAGGGACGCATACCAACCGGAGCGTCGTTCGCCAGAATCCTATGGATCATACTGGAACTAAGGAATAATAATGTTAGAAATAAACATAAAGCAAAGTATAAACACCGATACGATAAACGAAGATTTTAAATTGTTTGACGAACCCGATACCGGGCTATTGGCCAATACTGGAATTGAGCGTAACGGCGGAATTACCAATCTTTATGAGACAAAAGAAACATACGCGGAAGCCGGGGAACATATAATTACAACCGACGGAAAAAAGATATCGCTTGTATCTTCGTCAACTGCTGATTATAAAACAGTCAAGATAGACGGAAATGCCGTCGGTCAGGTAAGTGCATATGGGATATCAACAAACATAGAAATAACAGAAGCCGATGACGTATTTTTAACTGACACCGGATATGTAACTTGTTCATTGGCTGATAGTACTATCACTATACGCGAATATGATTTAGCACAAACATTGCTTAATACTAGGGCTGTAAACTTTGCGAACCTTTCAAGTGTTCTGCAATTGTTTACAAGCCTATCATTCGTGAAATGGAACGGGCAAAAGTATTCAGATTCCCTTGAATGGTCCTTACGCTTAGGCGACCAGGTTGTCATATTGCAGGAAAGCAACCCTGGTATATCAGTTACACAAGCAATTCAAAGCGTGTCGGTAATCGGAACAAACAACATAAACGCAACGATTGTTTATCAAGGACAATTAATTGTTGCCGGAGCCGGTGGGCGTATCGGTTCATATGATGGCGCGAATTGGAAGAACTTCGATGGTACAGGAATCGGCTCTGGATTATATCAAGCAGGTGATGCAAGCTCTGTAATCGGGACAAATGATATCACGGCAATGTGCGTATATACTTATGGATCGGTTACATATTTAATTGTTGCAGGTATAGGCGGGCGAGTAGGTTCGTTTGATGGATCGGCATGGATTCCATATACAAGCGGAACAGGGATCGCAAGTTCAACGGTTGTAAGTACAGATAATATATCATGCATGGCGCAAGTACAAGAATATCTAATGATTTGCGGAATAGGCGGTAAAATTGGATCATGGAGCGGGACTGCGTGGACTCTTTACAATAACGCAACGGCGGGTGCGGTCTGTGATAATAACACATTGCTTGCAGGAGCTATAAATGCGTGTTGTCCTTTTGTTGATGTGGAAGGAAATCAGACTTTAGTTGTAGCCGGAGCAGGTGGAAAAGTAGCCTCTCTAAAAATACAGGGAGCAGCTTCATGGAATACTGTAACAATTCCCTCAGGTGTAGATTACTGGACAAATATTTATTATGGTAATGGTATATGGATTTTATTAGCTAAGGCAAGTATAGTCGGAAATGCCTCAATTACACAGGGTATGGCTAGAAGTACAGACAACGGTGCAACATGGCAATACGTTATAACGCCAAAGCCGGAAGGCTTTGGATGGGCTGGCGTAGCCTATGGAAACGGTGTTTGGATAGCGGTGGCAGACATACCGTCTGGTTCAACAAACTCACTTGCAAGAAGTACCGACAATGGTCTTACATGGACATTCACAGCTTCATTTTTTGGTAGCTCAGATGGAGTCTTTTTTGATAACGGGGTGTTTTTAGTATTAAACCAAAGCATACAAAGAAGTACAGATGGAGGATTAAATTGGACTCAAGTATCAGCAGATAATTTAATGTCAGTAAAATACGGAAATGGTGTATGGGTAGGCACTGGAGTATCAGGAGGAAGGAGAAGTACTGACAATGGTATTACATGGAATACAATAACCTTGCCAGCGGCTACAGGCGGTACGTGGGTATCTGTAACATATGGAAATTATACATGGGTAGCGTTATATCAAAATATATCAGGTTCAACAACACAAACAATAGCGAGAAGCATTGATAATGGAGTTACATGGAACT